TCAGGTCGGGATCTTCGACCCGGTAGCCCTTCCGGGGGAGGGCCGCCGCCTCTCCTCGCGTGATGAGCATCAGGTTCTCGATGCTGCAGTTCTTCGGGTTTGAGTCCCGGAAAGTGACGACCATCCCCTCCGGGATCGGTCCGTGATGTTCTTCCCAGACGGCCCGGTGAAGGAATTCCCACCGCTCCCACTGGGTGCCGCGCTCCTGTTTCTTCCGGAGAAGGTACCCTCCCACGAAGACCACCGATCCGACCGGGAGTTCGTTCCGCGGGCGCTGGCCCTTTTTGAATTGCGTCCCGGAGATCTTCTCCCGGACCTCCTTCACCTTCTCCGGCGTGAGGTAGTCCTCGAGGCGCTTCCCCTTGTTTCCAGGGGAGTGCCCCTTCTGGTACCAGCCGGTAACTCCGGACTTTATTCCGTGCCGCTGCCGGAACTGTTTCATGCTCGCCTGCGTGAAGCTCGTCCCGAAGATCTCGTTCACCTTCTCCGCCATCTTCGCGGAGCTGACGCCCCAGGAGTTTTTTCGGATGTATTCGACGAGGCCCTCCGGGTGGATCTCGTCAACGGTCCTGGCGCGTGGGAGCCCGTTCTTATAGCCATGGTGCCCGCGGAAGGCCCTCATGCTCGACTTGGTGAAGGACGTCCCCAGGGCGGCGTTGCAGGCCTCCGCGAGCTTCGCGTCTCTCATCTCCCGGCAGTGTATCTTCACGAACTCGTGGACCTCCGGCGGGTATCTGTAGATCACGACCAGTCTCCTCTCGTTTCGAGCATCGGCGGGACCGTGCGGTTCCCGGCGGTATAACCGGCCTTGTCCAGGTGCTGCATCGTCTTGAACGCCAGTTCGCCGTTCTGGATGATCTTCTCCGAGACCTTGACGACCATGTCCGACTTTTTGAGTTCCCGCTCCAGCTGCTCCTCGTCCAGAGTGTCGTCGTTCAGCCGCTCCAATTGTTCGAAGAGGTAGTTGTTCAGATCAGTCAGTGTGTTCTTCATGTTGTTCTCCTCCTGAATCGTCCCGCCTCCGGGCAGGTCGCGAAGTGTGATACGTATCCCTCGCGCTCTCCGTTCTCGGAGACGTATCCGAAGTCGATCCGCCCGTCCTCTGTCACCAGGGTGTCGGGTCTCCGCTGCAGGATCGCCTCTCCGGTATATCTCACCGCGGGGACGTTGCAGGGCATTGTCTTCCCGCTCGCCATCTTGATGTACTTGATCTCCCGCCCGCAGGCTTTACATTTTGCCATGCTCTCCTCCTCTTTCCAGGATCTCCGCCTCATCCATCGGTCCGCGTCTCCCTTGCCGCCGAGATCCGGTCCTCCCAGCGCTTGAGCTTCGCGTAATTGACGCCGACGTTCCCGTGGACATACAGGCAGACCATGACGTCGCCCTTCTCCTCCTGGAGGGCGGCCCTTGCCTCCTCCCTCGTGACCGGTGTCGGATTCTCCTCCCGCAGGATCCTCGCCAGCTTCAGGGCCGCCTGCGCGAGCTCCGTGCACTCCTCCGCCAGCTGCTCAAGGACAGCGGCCTCGCCTATCTCCTCCATGATGTTGACCATTTTCTTCTACCTCGCTCTTCTTTGCTCAGCTAAGCCGTCGTTTTGCAACTCATTTCCGGGCTATTCCCCCGCCCGTCCTTGCGAGTCCTCGCCGCAGCAAAACTGCTCTTTTCCGTTGCTCCTCCGTGCGTAACGGTTCTTCACTGCTCCTCCGCCTCGCTTCTCCACGCTATTCCTTGCTTTTCCCCAGCATCTCCAGACCCTTCCGTGCCATGCTGTTGCCCCTCATGGCTGAGCTGCTCCATGCCTCCGCGTTGCGATTCGAGACTTTTCTGCGCCATGCCGTTACCAGACCTATCGGCGCTATTCCCCGCTTTGCCATTGCATCGCTATTCCAGGCATTGCCATAACTTCTCAGTGCTGTGCCACGCCTTGGCCTTTCACTTCTTCGCTTCTCCACAACTCCGCGAGTCTACGCACTTCCGCCGCAAGTCATAGCATTTCAAAGCCGCCGCTGTTCAGGTCTTAACTCTCTGTGCAGTTCCCCTGCCAGTCGTGGTAACGCAGCGCGTTGCCTTCGCTCTTCAAGTCTTTGCCTTGCCTCTCCGGCGCTATGATGTTCTGCGCAATGCCAAGCCTATGCACAACTTCGCTTTTCAATGCCGCGGCTCCGCCATTCCGTTCCCTGCCGTTGCGCTGCCAAACAACTCTGTGCCATTGCACCGCTGTTCTACTCCAAGCCCTCGCTGTGCGGGGATGCTCATCGCTTCGCCGCCGCGGATCAGGCGATCTCTTCCCAGACGAAAGCCCCCTTGCCACTGTTCCGCCACTGGCCGAGGCCGTTCAGACTTCCATAATCGAGCCACTCCTTGATCATATCGCGGTCGTTCGGGTCCTGCATGAGGATGTCAAACTCGATCGTCGAGCCGGCGGGGATCATCTCGGAGTCCGCGATCGCCACGCGCTCCCCCTGCATGGTCTGAGCCCGGAGCGGCCGCTGGCAGTCTCCGATCTCGCCGTTGACGTGGATCTTGATCCCGCGGCTTGCGCGGTCCTTCGCATCCGGGAAGACAAAGATGCGGAGGTCTATTTGCTTCTTGTACGCCTTGAGCTTGCTGCTCTTGGTGTCCTTGATGGTCCGCAGGGCCTGGCAGGCGCTCTTGAAGAATCCGCGGATCTGATAATTCCAGATCACCGGGTCTCCGTCCTTGTCCCTCGGGAAAACCGTCCTCCCCTTCGCGACGGCCTCGTCAACGCCCAGGGCGGCGACCTCCTCCTCGCGGCTCAGGGCGTCGGGCGCCTTGCTCGCGATATAGGTCTCATGCAGCTCCGGATCGGAGGATGCCGTTCCCAGAAGGTCGTCGATGAATGTGATCTTCACTCTCATTGTTTCCATGTGTGTTTCTCCTTTCGTGGTGTTTACTCTTTCACGAGGCCGATCTCGATCGACCCGTCTCTGCTCATTGTTCCGATTGCGGTCAGGCCTTCTCCGGCCCGGATCCGTTCTATCTGCTCCCGGTTGCTCCGGATTGCCGCCCGCAGAGCCTCGGGGAGCTGCTCCTCTTTTCGCCTCCGCTCCGCGACTACCTGGTAGATCGTCCGGAAGTTCGCCCGGTCCGCGGCGATGTTCTCCGAGGCGCACAGGTTCATGAATCCCAGCCGCCGGACGACGGTCCGCGTGATCTCGTCGAGGCTTGCCATCGCCTCCGCCTGTCTGTAGGGTCCGAAGCGCCGGAGCGCGGTCAGGACCTGTTCCCATGCCTCCGACCAGTCCGGGATCTCCGCGGTCGAGACCTCCAGGGCCGCTTCCCGGATGTCCGCGATCGTCGGCGGCCACTTGTTGACGGAGACCCATTTGTTGAGGGCGACCGTCGCCGTCTGGTAGGGGATGTCCTCGAGCTGTCTGAACCAGAGCTCCGCCGCGGCCTCGTTCGGGAGGATGTTCGACTGCGGGTAGTATGCCCGGATCGCCGCTGCTATTTTTGCAAATTCGATTTTTGTCACGGTGCTCCCTCCTCTCCGGCGAGCCAGTTCTGCAGGACTCTCGTCGTGTGATCGATGGATCCCCGTGGTGGTTCCCAGGCGTCCTGCCAGGCGGACTGGTTGAAGAAGGTGTCCGCCTGTTTGATGTACTGCTCCTCGAGGCGCGTCGCGGCGATATAGGCCTTGTACCTGTTTATCCCCAGGATGACGTCCACCTTATCCGCTCCGGCCTTCCGGTCTCGGATATACGAGGCGCGGGCTCTCTTTTTGCCGTTCCTCCTCGATCTCGGATACAGATCCCAGATCTCCAGGTCAAACTCTTCAGCCAGGGCGGACTCGGTCGGGGATGCGGAGCGGACGAGAGAGTTATTCTCCATATCCGTATCCTTATCCTGTTCCTTATCCTTATCCTTATTCTGTTCCTTATCCTTATCCTTATCCTTATCCTTATCCTTATTGCTTCCGATTTGCTTTTCGTTTGCTTCCGTTTTGCTTTCGGTTTGCTTTTCGTTTGCTTTCGGTTTGCTTTCGGTTTGCTTTTCGGACTCCGCGTCTGTGCTTTCCGTTTGCTTTTTGTTTCCACGCCCACCGGCTTTCCCGTTCTCGATCTTCCGGATCGTTGCGTCGAGCGTAGGCCGGGCCCCAGTGAAGATCAGGTCGGCGAACAGGGCGGAGCCGTCCGAGAAGTCAGGCTCCTCTCCGTATATGGCGTATCTGCAGATCGCCTCATACGCTGCGAGCCGATGCTCCTCCGGGACCTTCTCGATCTGGTCCAGGTAGCTTTTAAAAAAAGTGAATCCCTCCATGTTTACACCTCTCTGATCCTGATCCCGTATCTCTCGAGCATGAGCTTCCTCTTGATCACAAAGACGTTGTACGCCTGCCCCTCCCGGTATCCCTTCACATCCTCGACCACCGTCTCCCCGTTCTCCTCATAGACAAAATCCGCCACATAGGAGCATTCCCTCTCGAGGAGGGGGCCGGGGCGTCTGCCGCCCCTGGGTCCGATCTCCTCCGGCCCGCGCTGGGCCGGGATCAGGATGTATTTCACTTGCCGGCGGAGGTTCCGGATCTCTCCGGCCCTCTCGAGCAGTTCGAGCTCCTTCGCCCGCCGGAACTCCTTCCGGGAGTCGTAGGTCTCGCCGCTCTTTGTGCGGACCTTCTCGTTCCGGTACTTTGCCGGCGTCCGTCCATGCCCGGGAAGGTATGCCCAGGCCATCAGCTGACGACCGCCTGAGGGCCTGCCATCGCCTGAGGCCGCGGGAAGACTTCGCCGGTCTCCTCGTCCACATCCTCCGCCGGATCGATGCCGGTATAGTCCCAGATGTCCAGCTGACCCTTGATCGCTCCGTGACGATGCTCCGCGACCGTGAGCCGCCCGTCCGCGTATCCCTTCCGGATGTAAAGCTCCGACGTTGCGACCATCTCCGGCGCGAGTCCGCAGCTTACCTCCGCACCGATCGCGACGTCCTCCCGGTCGTCCTTGCTGGGCATAAGCGTCAATTTGATCGTGATCGTCCGCTTTACGTCCTGCGAGGTGTTCTCGTCCAGGATGTTCTCCGCGACCTTTACCAGGGCACGGTCCACCTTATCCTGGAGGGCTCCGTCGAACAGAGAGACCAGTGTTAGTTGCTTGACCATTTTCTTCTCCTCCTCTTACAAGAACGGCAGCTCCTCGTCGATGTCGTCCGGAATGTTCATAAAGCCGTCGAGGGCGTCGTCCTGTCTTCCGAACAGCTCCCGCTGCGCATTGTTTCCGCCGTAGGTCGTGCGGCTCATCCTCCGGTCGAGATCCGCGGCTCTCGTGCCGTATTGAGGCACGGGAGCGGGCTCCGGTCTCGGTGCCGGTGCCGGATCCGTCGCGGGTGCCGTGGCAGGCGCTGCAGCCTCCTGAGCTGCTCCTGCTCCGGTCTCCGCCTGGGCGGATCCCTTGCTCTCGCAGAACTCCTGCTCCTCGATGATGACGTCCGTGGTGTAGACCTTCACGCCGTCTTTATTGACATAGCTCCCGGTCTGGATCCGCCCGGAGACCGCGATCTTGATCCCCTTCCGGAGGTACTTGTCCGCGAACTCTCCGGACCGCCCGAAGGCGACGCAGGAGATGAGGTCCGCGTTCTGTTCGCCTTCCGCTCTCCGGCGCCGGTCCACCGCGAGGGTGTAGCGGGCGACGCAGATCTGGCCGTTCTGGCCCTGGGTGTAGCGGACGTCGGGCTGTCTGACCACTCGTCCGATCAGTTCGACCTTGTTCATCCGATCACCTCCCGAAAAGCGCAGCCGCCGCGCCTGCTTCCTGTTTCGGTTCCTCCGCCGGAGCTTCCGGCTTCTCCTCGATCGCCGTGACCGCCGTCTCCGGAAGGATCACGTCCGCGACCTCCGGGACCTCCTCCTGTGTATAAAGGCCGCTGTTCGTGTCTGGAAAGGCCTCCCGGAGTGCCTGGACCAAGGCGACCTTGCGGATCATTGTCGCCGGCTTTGTGCTCCACTGACCGTTGACCTCTCCGTCCTTTTTCCGGCCGATGTACTCGTCCAGGGGGACCGATGCGTAAACAGGGACCCGCCATCCGTCGAGGTAGACTTTGCACCAGCCGCCGAGGAGCTGTTCCCCCTCCTTGTCGTAGAAGGTGCCCTCCCGCTCCTGGACCGTTCCCGTCTCCGCGTCCCTGACGATGATCCCGGCAGTGAAGCCCTGGAACTCTTTCCTCTCGTTCGCCCGCTTCATGAAGGTGTCCTTGCCGACGACCATCGTCGCGGGCTGGGAGCCGTATTTGATCAGGTAGGCCTCCCGGATGAAGGGGTTGAGGTGCTGGAACCGGCAGAGGTTCAGGAACATCATAATCTCCTCGTTCGTGACGTTCCCGCCGCCGTTCACAAGATACTGTTTGATCATTCCGGGCGAGAGCTTCACGGTCTCGCCGTTTGCCATGTACTCGACGAGGGCCGCTTTCGGCTCCGCGGTCTTCTGCAGCGTGTTTGCCATGTTTGTCTCCTTTCGTGTTTTCAGATTGCTTTAAACTCGATCTTGTTGATCTCGAAAAACTCCCGCAGCATCCGCGCCTGTCTGATCGTCAGGAGCGCCGCGAAGTTAACCCACTGTTGAGGCTCCGGTTCCTCCTCCGGCGCCGGCATCTCCGGCGGATCCGCAGGTGTGACGGGGATCTGTGTCGTCGTGTCGATCCGCTTCTCCGCCTCCCGCTCCGCTCTCCGGCGCTCCGCTTCCTCGTTCATCGCGCGGATGTTCTTCTGCCGCTTCACTTCCGCCAGGGCCGCGGGGAGGCTCAGGGTCTCCTGGTAGGTCAGGACCGCGTTCGTGGAGAACTCCTCGAGACTGTTCAGGGTGTCCAGGTTCTCCCGGATCTGTGCGAAGGTGGCGTCGATCTCTCCCCTGATCGCGTTCGTGGTATAGGTGGCGTTCAGCCACTTCGGGTTGAAGATCTTCTCCGTGGAGATGTCTCCGGGGACTCCGCCGATGTTGTCGATATAGGCGAGGATCTCCTCCTTCTTTGCGGCCTTCCTGGCCTCCTCGTATCTTTTCAGCTGCCCGTCGATCTCCCGGATCGGGCCGTCAACGATGCTGATCAGGTCGGCGACCTGTGCCTTGAACTCCGTAAAAGGCGCCATGTAGTCCCGCTCCAGGCGGATCCTCTCGTCGTTCATGGTCTTCTTGAGCTTGGTCAGCTTCGCCTTGTCGGCCTTCGCTTCCTTGATCTGGTCCTCCGTGTAGGCGATGCCGTTGTATTTACCTGTGAGGTTAACGATCTCGGCCTTCAGCTCGTCGTAATTGAACTCGATCCGCTCCGGGATCTGTACATGTTTAACTGCAAGCTCCATGTGTTTCTCCTTCTCAGATGTCCGGCAGGATCAGTGCCGGCCGTGTGTCGTTCTTTATGTGCCAGAAGAACTCCTCCTCCTTCTCCATCAGGAAGTCGATGTCTTCCCGGACCTCGCTCCGCTGGAAGAAGTAGTGCCGGATCGCCGCCGCCGGCGCGTCGTCCTTCGTGTATTTGATCTGAGCCTTCAGGACCGCGAACTTCGCGTCCGTGACGGCCAGATAATGAATCAGCTGACAATAGTAGTTTTGTGGGACCTGACCATCCCATTTGTCCCAGCCGCTCCGGCTCCGGATCGTTGATGTCTTGATCTCGAGGATCCCGAGGGCGCCTGTCTCGTCTTTTAACAGTCCGTCGAGGGATGCGTGGGCCCAGGGAAAGGCGTCATTCGTCCAGATGTTGTTCTCGTCGTAGCCGACCTCGAGCGTCGGGAAGTCGAGCCGAAAGAGCTCCCGGAGATGTGCCTCCGCCCGTGTGCCGTAGATCACCGCGTCGGCGTTCCCTACGTCCGGCGGCTTCCGTCTTCCGGTCTTGATCTCCCAGAGTTCGACGTTTGTCATCCAGGGATTCTGACCGATGACCGCCGCGGCGTCCGAGCCTCCGATCCTGGAGGATCTGGCCCGCAGCCATTCTTCACGGCTTCCCATAATATCAACAGTGATCATTTGCTCGCCTCTTGAGCTCGTAGCTTAGTTTTCCGCAGACGTTGTGTGCATCTCTCCCGAGGGCCTCCGCGATCTCCGTCTGACGCTTTCCGGCCCTGTACATCTCCATGAGGAGGTTCACCTCTTCCGGTGACCATATCTGCCGCTGCGCTCTCTCTTTGGGGAGCCGCGGCCTCTTGAGACCGATCCGGCGGACCGCCTTCGCGATCGCTTCCGGCGTCGTGCCGTAGATCTTCCCGAGCTCCTCGAGGCAGAGCCCCTGCTCGACGTATGCCTTCAGCTCCTGGGTGCGTTCCTCCGTCCACCTGACCGGGTGGTGGCTCTTCTTGCGCTTGCCGCGTCTCCAGTCGGTGATCTGCGGCGAGATCCCGTAACTCTGTTCATTCGCCGGGAGAAGCGTTCCTTCTGCCTGGTGCATCTCTACAAAGGTCGGGATGGTTGTCCGCGGCTGCTCCGGTTTCGTGGGGGCCGCCGTCCTCATCGGCGGAAGTTTCGGTTTCGGGCCGAGCCTCCGGAGGACCGCCGGCTTGTGCTCCGTCTTCTCCTGGGGGATCTCCCAGTGTTCCGGTCGTGTCATCATACCAAGAGCCCCGCGATGCAGATCGTCGCGGCAAGTCCCGCCATCCCGGCGAGGCAGCCGATCACGGGGATCTGGCTCGGGCTGTCAAGCGCTGACCCGAAGAACATCAGGGCGGCGACGCTTGTTATCCCCAGGATCCTTCCGAAAGTTCTCATTCTTCAATCCCTCCAGTACCGCGTAGGCTCCGCGAGCCTCGCTCCTCTTGACGACGTGCCCGGCGATGGACTGGACACGTCGCCCGTCCTTCAGAAAATGCCGGACCATCATCTCACCTCCATGTTTACGGGCTCCGCGACGGCGGTCTCCGTGAGAGCCTCGACGGGGACGCCCAGGACCCGCGCGATCTTGATAGCGCTGTCCAGGCTCAGGGATCCGCCTCTCTTCTTGAGCATCGAGAGGGCGGATTCACTGACGCCCGACGCCCTGCACAGGTCCGCGATCGTCATTCCCAGCGCGTTCGCCATGCTCTTGATGTTGTCGTACATTTATTCCTCCTTTCCTGTGAATTTCAACTTTCCAAAACTTCACAGGTGTTATATAATTATGTTGCGAGATAATTACATATTTTTGACGTTTTGCCCCTGCCAATTTAGGGCCGTTCGTCATTTGCAAGTGTGAAGTCCCTACTAATATAGTACCACTTTGCACCTGTTAAATCAACACAATTTTTAACTAATTTCAGCAAAGTCGGGAGGCGCGCGATGTATGAGATTTTCGAGAGACTGCTCACCGAAAAAGGGGTTCTCGCGGTGGATGTATGCCGGGCGACGGGGATCAGTCAGGCCGCGATCTCCACATGGAAAAAACGCCGCGGAGGCATCACCGCGAAAAATGCCGCGAAGATCGCTGACTACTTTGGCGTGTCCGTCGCTTATTTGATGGGACAGACGGAGGAGCGGGAAGAAAACGCCGGTTATTATGTTTACGGTGAGACCGCCGCCGTCGCCCAGGAACTGTTTAAAAACCCCGACTTGAGGATGCTGTTCGATGCTGCCAGAGATTCAAAACCCGAAGACCTTAGAACGGCCGCCGCTCTCCTCCGCCGATTCAAAGAGACTAATAATGAATGACGTATCCGTGTACCTTGTGGACCTTCCGGTCCGCGAGATGGTCGTCCCCTCCGGTCCGTGTTCCTGGACGATTTATATCAGTTCCAGGCTTTCCTATGAGGGCCAGCGCGAGGCGTATGATCACGCCCTCCTGCATATCCTCCGCGGGGACTGGGAGCGGGATGATGTCCAGGCGATAGAGGCGGAAGCCCATCTCGAAAGGGGGTGATTTAGCGAACATGAACACTGCCGGTCTTTATGTTCGCGTTTAGCGAGCACGACAGAACAGGCCCGGTCCGGTTATTCCATCGGCGAACAGGCGGAGCGTCTCCGGAATTATGCCTCCGCGATGGGCTGGCCCGTCTTCCGGGTCTATACGGACGCCGGGTTCTCCGGCTCCAATATGAACAGACCCGCCCTGCAGCAGCTCCTCCGGGATGTGGACGCCGGGAAGATCGGGAAGGTCGTCGTGTACAAGCTCGACCGCCTCTCCCGCTCCCAGAAGGACACCCTGGAGCTCATCGAGGACAGGTTCCTCCGGAAGGGTGTTGATTTTGTATCACTCTCCGAGTCCTTCGACACGTCGTCACCCTTCGGCCGCGCGACGATCGGGATCATGGCGGCGTTTGCGCAGCTGGAGCGGGAGACGATCAAAGAGCGGATGCAGATGGGAAGGGACGCCCGGATCCGCGCGGGAAAATTCAAGGGCGCCTGGATCGATCCGATCGGGTACACCTACAAAGACGGTGGTCTCCATGTGGACGAGTACGAAGCCGACCTCCTCCGCCAGATCTTCTCCATGGCGCGGGATCATATGACGCCGGGCAGGATCGCGGAGGAGATGAACGCCCAGGGCCTCGTGCATCGGTTCGGGCCGTGGTCGGATCGGCAGGTCCGGAAGTGCCTCAGGAACCGTCTCTATGTTGGAGAGGTGAGTCTCCGCGGCGAGTGGTTCCCCGCCGTACATGATCCGATCATCGACCGCGACGTCTTCGAGGAGGTCCAGGCGTTTTTGGATGATCGGACTCTCCTGCATGATCACGGACAGCGGTCCGGGAAGATCCGCTCGAACCTCGGCGGTCTCGTTTACTGCGCTCAATGCGGCGGAAAGTTCTCCAAGCGGACGACGCGGACGGTCCGGAAGAGTAAGGTCTATTTATACGAGGTGTATGTCTGCAACTCCCGCGCCGGGAAGCGGGGCGTCCGTGTCCAGGCAGAGTGTCATAACAAGATATGGCGGACGGCGGATCTCGAGGACCTGGTATTCTCGGAGGTGAAAAAGCTCGCGCTGGATCCCGATTGGACGCGGTCCTCTCCCGCTCCGGGGAAGAATGACCGCCGGATCGCCGTCCTCGAAAAGCGCATAAAAAAACAGGACGACGAGCTCTCTCGGCTCATCGACCTGTACGGCGTCGGGAAGATCCCGGTGGATCTCCTGGAGAAAAAGATCCTCGACGCCCAGGAACGGCGGGAGGCCGCGGAGGATGAGCTGGATCGGCTCCGGGAGGAGGCCCGTCCGAAGATGACCGTGTCGGATGCCGCGGAGGAGATCTCGTCCTTCGCGGATGTTCTGGAGACCCGGGACCAGAAGAAGATCCACGCCGTCCTTGCGGATCTGATCGACAGGATCGAGATCGACGGGGAGGACGTTTCTATTTTTTGGAGTTTCATGTAACAAAAGGGGCCGTGTTCCTGAATACGGTCCCTTTTGTGTAGAATATTTAATTTTTGTATTTGAATTTTGAATTTTTAATTTTAATTCCTCATGGCGTCGATGAGGTGCCCGAGCTGCTCCCCGTCCAGGGCCTCGTAGACATCCTCTGGGATCCTCTCGAGGATCGCCTGGAAGGTGTCGGGGTATGCGCCCCAGGCGCTGACTCTCTTCGCTGTGTTGAGCTTGTGCTGCTCCATGACCTCCTCGAGGGTGATCACTCCGTCGATATAGGCGACGCGGCCCTCTCTCGTGAGCTCCCCGAAGGCCCGGATCCGGTCCGCGATGATCTTCCGGTCGGTCTTCGGATTCCGTCGGCAGGCTTCCCACTCCTCCAGGGTCCGGGTCGGGATCCTGAGGCAGGCGGCCGTCTCTCTGACGCTCATCTTCGCTTCCTTGCGGGCGGTCCTGATCGCGAACCGCTCGCAGAAGTTGGTGAGGGTGTCGAAGTCGGAGCCCTGCACGAACTCGCCGTCCTCGTCCGCCTCGTAGATCTCCACCGCCGCCCGG